GCAAAAAATGGTTTTTAAACCGGGGGTAGATAGAGAGAATACTCGCTACACAAGTGAAGGCGGTTGGTATGACTGTGACAAAGTACGGTTCAGACGAGGAATGCCAGAAAAAATAGGTGGTTGGAATCGTATCTCTACCAACTCGTTTTTAGGTATTGCTAGGTCTTTATTTTCTTGGGTGACGTTAGGAAGTCAAAAGCTACTTGGTATAGGCACTAACTTAAAATTTTATATAGAACAAGGTGGCACATATTACGACATAACCCCTATACGCGCCTCTGTATCGCTCACAGACCCATTCACCACTGTAAGTGGGTCTACCACAGTCACGGTCACAGACGCTGCTGGAGGCTATATAAACAATGACTTTGTTACATTCAGCGGTGCTTCTGCGGTAGGTGGATTAACGTTAAACGGTGAGTTCCAGATAACCTACTTAACAGGTAACACATACACTATAACAGCTAGTGAAGCTGCAAGCTCGTCAGCAACAGGTGGAGGTTCTGTAACCGCTGCATATCAAGTGAATACTGGCCCCGCTGTGGCAGAAGCGCTTGTAGGTTGGGGCGCTGCTGGTTGGGGTCTCGGTACGTGGGGTGTGGGTGTAACATCTACTGATGCGCTTCGTCTATGGACACAATCTAATTTTGGCGAAGATCTTATATTCGCTGCCCGTGGCGGTAATTTATTTTTCTGGGATGCTACAGACGCACTGACTACTCGTGGCGTGCTGCTATCTAGCGAAAGCGGAGCTTCTAATGTTCCTGTAAAAGTAAATACTGTGCTTGTATCTGATAATAGGTTTGTATTTTGTTTTGGTACAAACGTGCTCGGTAGCACAGATATAGACCCTATGCTGCTGCGTTGGTCTGACCAAGAAAATGCAGTTAACTGGACACCTTCAGCTACAAATCAAGCGGGTGATCTTAGGCTATCTAAAGGGTCTGAAATAATAACAGCCTTACAAGGCAGGCAAGAAATACTTGTCTGGACTGATTCGGCGCTGTACGCCTTACAATACGTTGGTGCTCCTGCTGTATGGGGGTCACAGACTGTTGGAGAAAATCTATCTATTGCTTCTACAAGAGCCGTAGCTTATGCGAACGGTGTAGCTTATTGGATGGGTGTAGGCGGATTCTACCGATACGATGGGCGCGTGCAGACGCTGCCGTGTACGTTAAAACGATACATATTTAATGACTTCAATAAAGAACAGTACGACCAAGTATTTGCGGGCACAAATGAAGGGTTTAGTGAGATATGGTGGTTCTATTGTCCATCAGGATCTACGACTGCTAGTAGGTACGTTATCTATAACTACGAACAAAATATTTGGTATTACGGTAATTTAAGTAGATCAGCTTGGATTGATTCAGGCATACGCGACTTTCCTATGGCGGCTACGTATAACAACAATGTAGTGAACCATGAAGACGGTATAGATGACAACGAAACAGGCACTGCTGCGGGCATGAGTAGTTTTATTTCTTCAGCGCAGTTTGACTTAGATGACGGTCACAAATTTGCGTTCATACAGAAAGTATATCCAGATGTGACGTTTGACGGGTCTACTGTAGACAGTCCTAGTGCTACGTTATCTTTGTTTGCAGCACAAAACTCCGGGTCTGGACGAAACTCTCCCGCCTCTGAAGGAGGCACAAATGCAGGTTCTATAACTAGAACGGCTACTGCACCTATAGAGGCATTTACTTCTAGGCTTGATCTACGAGTACGTGGTAGACAGTTAGCGTTAAAGATAGAATCAAGCGATCTTGGGGTGAAGTGGCAGTTGGGGTCACCACGTTTAGAAATGCGCCCTGATGGGAGGCGGTAGTGGCTATAGATAAAACAAGTTACAACATAGACTTTAAAGCGCCTGTCCTTCCAGACCCGCCAAGAGAGTACGACGAAAGCACGTTTAATCAACTAAACAATACGCTACGTCTTTACTTTAACCAGCTTGATAAAAGTATAAGAGATGCCTCGGTATCACCTACTGCGCAAGCTGCCGCTTGGTTCTTAGGCTAGTGGCTAACCAGTACAAAAACGCAAAGGTAGATTTAACTGCTACCACTGCGACTACGTTGTATACGTGCCCAACAGCTACAACAGCTATTATTAAATCTATATTGGTATCTGAAGACTCAGGTAACGCTGATACTATCACTGTAACTATTACCGATTCTGCTTCGGCAGTATTCAGTGTGTTTAAGACTAAGGCAGTAGGAGCGAATACTACAGTAGAGTTGCTTACCGCCCCGCTTGTCATTGAAGAGTCTGAAATAGTTAAAGTTACCGCAGCCACAGCAGATAGGTTGCACGTAGTTGCTAGTTTATTAGAGGTGTCATAGTGCGCCGATTTACTCCACCTAACTTTGCTTTTGAACCATCCAAAGAAGACATTGCAGAAGCTATAAAAAGGCTAGATAGGATTTATCCTCCTGCTGCATCTACACCAAAACCCAAGCCTAAACCTGCACCTAAGCCAAAAGCTAAAGCCACTCCAGCGTTTGTCCCGCCAGTAGATGATGCGAGAGTAGATCAGGTTGCTGAAATAAAACGTGCTGAGGCCGCTGCTAGAGAAGCCAAGGCTAAGAGGGAAGCAGAAGAAGCGGCTAGAAAGGCAGCAGAAGAAGCAGCTAAGGCTAAGAAAGAAGCAGAAGAAGCGGCTAGAAAGGCAGCAGAAGAAAGAGAAATAGCAGCAGCAGCTAAGGCTAAGAAAGAAGCAGAAGAAGCTGCGGCTAGAGCTAAAGCTAAGGAGGAAGCAGCAGCTAAGGCTAAGGCTGAAGCAGAGGCTAAAGCCAAAGCAGAGGCAGAGGCTAAAGCCAAAGCAGAGGCAGAAGCAAAGGCTGAAGCAGAGGCCAAAGCCAAAGCAGAAGCAGAAGCTAAGGCCAAAGCAGAAGCAGAAGCTAAAGCTAAAGCAGATGCAGAGGCTAAAGCCAAAGCAGATGCAGAGGCTAAAATCAAAGCAGATGCAGAAGAGTTACAAAAAAGGCTAAATGATTTTTTTGGTAGTGATGAGGGTAAAAGCTATCTTGATAACATCACAGCTAGTATATCTGACGAGTTTACAGAAGCCGCGCTTGCCGAATCGGGGGCGTCCAACGTTGCGGGAGGGACTAATTTTGTTAAAAAGTTAGACAATAACGCATTAGAGGCATGGAAAAGCCAGAACCAAGTTACGGATGATAACAACAATACTTTTTTAAAGAACGACCAGTTATTCCAACTTAAAGTATTTGCAGCATCACAGCCTAAATACGTGCCCATAGTGCCCGGAGAGAGCGAGGCTAGAAGGCAGCAGAAGATGGCAGATGCGTTAGAAACTCCCGGCGCTATTTATTCTGACTTCGGTGCATATTCTTTAGCGCTACAGGCACACAACAAAAAGATAACTGAATACATAGAACAAGAAAATATACCTACGTCTATAACTACTCCCGATGGAGTAGAGATGAGTTTGAATTTGGGCACATCGCCCATGTATTACAACGAACAGAATGACGGCGGTAGGCTTTCGCAAAAGTTTAAAAATGGTGCTACTGGAGACTTTTATAAACAGCTAGGTGGAGTAGGTGAGTACGGTACGTATTACGTAAAAGAAAAGAAAACTGATTGGAAAGACAGCCTTGAAGCCTCTATACCGTTTGTAGCTGCATTTGTTGGTTTGACAGTATTAGGCCCAGCATTAGCCCCTTCTGTATTTGGCAAAGGCACAGCAGCGGCAGGTGCAGCGGGGGAGTTGTCAGTATCACAAATTCTTTCTACAACAGCTAACTACAATACTGCTACGGCTGGCGTAACCAGCACCCTATCAAACGCCATAAATGCTGCTGGCTCTACAATAAGTTCAGTTGCAAACGCTGTAAGTGGGGCAATAGCCGAAGGTATAGCGACAGTCCTTCCGGGTGTTAGTGCAGAAGCGATAGCTCCAACTATAGATGTTTTAGGGTCGATTACTGCTGCCTCCAAAGGTATATCTTACGCAGAACAATACCAAGATCAGCAGGCTGCTGAAGCCATAGGTGGGGCAATTAGTACGGCTGCAAACGGGCTTCCTAGTGGTGTTATTTATACTGGCCCCGGTGCTGGTGGTGACGGTGTATTTGACCCAAACGTTATTTACAACCTTACTGAAATAGCGACAGAAAATAATAGGATAAGAGAGGAAGAAGAGGCCGCAGCGGCAGCAGAGGCTGCAGCAATAGCCGCAGCTAAAGCTAAAGCAGAAGCAGAAGC